AGTCTAGCTCCTTATGTTGATACATTTTCATGATTGGGCAATGTCAAAGTCAACTCTAATCACATCATATTCTGTTATAGAATTAAGTAACGTAAATGTTCCGTCTTCGTGATTAGGGGTATACATATTTCTTTCTTGCTTAACCATACTAGAGCTTGATGACCAAGAAACATCCGAAGGATTTTTAGGATAAAATATCTCGTGTTCGCTACTTAACCTTATTCCATTTAAATAGACTCTAAGACTGCCTTCTATATATGGTGTGCCACTCCCGCTTGCATCGTACTCGTGTGTAACTTCGTCGGTTAGTTCTGGTTCGATATCATAGTAATGTCTGTGAGCATACTGTAGGGAAGTATTTAAAATAGGCTTTACGGTATTAGGACTAACTCCAACCTCCCAGCTTATAAACTCGGATGGCTGAAATTGTATTTTTCCCTCTTCAAACAAAATTACATTTGAGGGGGTGCACGTTTCATCAGTGCAGAATTCGATAGACACACTTGTTGCATTTGCTGGTATCGAAGCAAGTTTATCTCTTTCAGATTCCAACATTCTTACAAAAGGAACCGGATTTACAACTTCTGAGTACCCCAGGTCAGAGTTATAGTGATCTAACTCTGCTGAATCTACATTTTTTGTTCCGTCACTGTGCTCTGCTATGTTATGCAAAGATTCGTCTACAGCAGTGGTTTTTAGGTTTCCATCTTCATCTATAGATTGATTTATTCTGTTTGCTATGCTTCCTTGGGTTCCTGCGGCATTGTTGAGGACCTGAGAGTGTTTATCTACAGCGTTGTTTATGACCTCATCTCGGTCTGCTAAGGTCTTTAGAGGTAGATTATCATATGTCCAATGATATGGTTGATTAGCTTCATGCTGAGGCACAGGTAATTTTGTTAAATCTGGCATTTTATAAGTCTGGCTCCCATTCTTTTTGTTCTTCTTCTTCTTTTTTTTCTCTTTCTCTAGCTTCTGCTAACATTCTATTTATTCGTTCTATAATTTCTCTGGTATTTATTTTTTCTAACCAATAATTTATCATCTGTCTCCTTATACAAAGCTTAAACGCCAATTAAAGGTTATCTGCATTTCTCCTGTCTTATTTAAATCTGGAAAAGTTACCATGCTGTAGAGATCTCCTGAAGACATTTGTAACGCCATTTCATTTAATGCGTTTCCGTTTGCTTCGTTGTATCTTAGAACTGATGTAAAAGTCACTTGATTTGGCAGGTTTGAGTCTACATTTGAAAGAACCGGCTTTGAAGAGATCTCGGTGCCAAATAGTCCATTTCTGTTTGTATTTACGTTTTTCTTAACACCCCCAGATGTTCCACCGTTACCGAATATCATTCTAGAAATATAAAGATTATATTCACCCTCAAACGACCTAGCCAGCGATGCTGCCAACGCTTGACGACCCTTCATAAGAACTGTGTTTTTGAAGAATAATTTTTCTTTTTTTCCATCTCTATATTCTATTACTCCGCTAACTTCTCCCAGAGCCTTTATATCTTCATTCATTGTTTTCCTCTTTTTTGTATTCTACTGTAAACGATACTTCTTCCTCTTGATTAATTAAGTCTTCCACGCCGTTTTTTGATAAACCCGAAACGGTGTTTGATCCGTTTTCAAGCACATCACTGGTTATTATTGCTCTTCCATCTCTGTCTAAAGTAGGAAATGTGTGTGTAGGTAAGTATGGTTTCTGCCCTATAATTGTAGCACCTTTTTTGCTATATTTGAATATTTCGAAATTAACTGTTGAACCACTTAGGCCAAAATACTGTGGTGATCCTGATAATACCATCGTATCATCATTTATCTCATATATCCAATAAGCTATTTCATTAATTATTACAATAAAGTTCTCTTTAAATAAGTTATTTTCGATTAAATCACCACCTCCATAAGATGATCCGTTTTGTATTCCTAAAACAGACTCGGTAGCTCCACTTTGAAGTTTAAGTCCTTTATAGCTTAAATACCCTATTTTTTCTTTTACTATCTTTTCTCTCATATCGATTGTAACGCCATTCATGTCACCCTGATCGTATCCAGTCAAATAGTACTTGTCATTTGTACCTTCCACAACGCTAGTAACATGGTACTCTATTCCATCGATTTTTTGGTAGTAATTATCCTTAAAAAGAACTTCTTTTACTGGATGAAACGAAACATCTAGGGAAGTGACTATGCCTCTTTTTTCAACAACAATTTTTCCTTTGTTCGATCCTGTAACAGATGAACCGTTGTCTATTAACGTCCAAGTTTCACCCGAAGTGTTAGAAGAGGGTAATGATGAATTATATCCTAAAACTATTTTTCCGTTGATTATATCCTTAATTGGAAATGTCCCATAAGAAAGTTCTATATCCCAAGCGTATAAAGCGGATCCACTTTCTACATCACGTAAGGTACTTATTTGTCCTTCTTCCAACCCGACACTAAAGTCATAACCTTCGTCTGATATGTAAAACACACCATCTTGTAATATGTTGCACAGACTATTATTAATTGGTTCAACTTTGTTATTAAGGTCAAAAGTAAATGCGTTGGACGATAGCACTCCTGAATCAAATGGGGAATCTATTATATTGATTGGTTCTAACCCTGACGGACTCGTTACTTTTAGGGTGTTACCGTTAGAAGAAAGCAAAACACTATACTCTCCAGACAAAGATGATGGCTGTTTAATTTCGATAAACGACTTGTTGCTGGGGGCGACCCCGGAACTTGAGAGAACAACATCCGGACAGAAAATAACAATTTCTTCATTAGAGCAAGTTCCCGAACCTTGAAAAACAGAGTCCTGGTCAGCCAAATCAGAACGGTCTAGTCCTTGTGTGGAATAATCTAACATGATTCTATAAAAGTAATTTTGTGCATGGCCTGCAACAACAAAATCACTACCAACATACTGTACTGCCATTTCAAGAGCTTCTTGAGAGGGCTCTACAAATTCATTTATACTTCCTATAAAGTTACAAGTGTGCATTACTGCATGAAAAGGTGTGTTTTCTAAGATTGTGTTTTTTACTTCTTCTATTTTTTCATCGCTTATCTGTTCTACTTCTACATCAATATCATAACTGCTGCTTGCACAAGCATAACAAGGGTCTACAAAGGCTTTATCAATATCACAAGGGTTTAGTGAGTCCCTTATAGATCCATTGTATTCTTCCATGTGATAAACATTTTCACTGTAGGGAAACTCTGTTCTTATTTTTCCAAAAACAAGAGGATCAAAGAATGGATTTCTGTCAGGTATCAACGTATTGAACATTGGGTCATCTTCTCTTAATGCCCTAATGTTCCAATTTTTTGGTGGATTCTCAAAGCTTTTGAATGCAACATAAGTATTATTGTTTGTGCTACTAGCAGTTAGGTTCACCCTTACAGTAGAAAAATTGACTATCTCTAAAATTTTCAAGGCCCCACCAAATTCAGGACAGAATAATGTTTGCCCTACCCTAAACTCTGAAGACAAAGGAAGGCCACTGATCACATCCGACCCAGACTTGACTTTCGCTTTCTTTATGGACTTAGAGTCTCGTGTGTCTATTAGCGGAAGATTTCTGATATAATCTTCTATGTTTTGTTCGTCTGTACTATTTATTTCTTGGTACTTGTATACAAGTCTAACTTCATCACCTTCTAATAGTGGGCTAGTTCCTACCCAAGAAAATTTTGTAGCTCCATCTTCTGAGTAAAAGTTAAAATCTGTTTCATTGACTTCTTCCCATTCTAAACTATTCCTAGATCTAAACCAAAATTCAAAGTTTGATGAATCAGCTGGAAACAGCGGCGTTTTTTCTAGAGAAAAAATTTCATTTTCTCCATCGAACGCAAAAGATTCTTGCCAAGTTTTTGAAGACACTACTTGCCACAATTGTGTAAAGTTTTCTAAATTCACTCCTATGTGATTAAGAGCTTCTGACAACCCTCCTTTAGTCCCCTTTTTCTTGTATATGGGTATTGCTCTTTTTATTTGTCCTCGCCACCGTGTTGGATCATCAGTTTTTAGTTTTAGCCCAAAATAGTTCGAGAGATACGGCAGCAGAAACTCGTGTAGAGAGTTAGCGTCTTGTAAGTCAACTAATTGATTTGCTAAGTCTTCCAATGATGTAAACCCAGAGGCGACAGATTCATTCGTACGGGATAATACATCGGGAGAAACATCACCAGAAGATATTTGAGTTTTAAACATCTCCGGTAGATACCTATCCAGAAGAGTTTGGTATTTGTTTTCTTTTGTGCGATGCCCCGGTAATGCTGTAGTAACTTGAGTGTCACTTTGGAGGTAAAACCTTATTTGATTTGATAAGCTATCACCTGCAACTAGAGGCTTCCAAGTCCAACATGCAAAATAGTCTCCCTCACGAGCCCCTTTTGGTTCCCAAACGTACTTAAACTTACATGTGCCTGTGTTTTCTATTATTGCATTTTCTGTGTCGGTTGACAACCAAGCGGGATAGTCCTCATTTCCTATAACAGCTACGGCCTCGGCTTCCCTAAAGTAGAACTCTGTTAGGTGTTTGTCTTCTTCGCTTCTTTGCTCGTACTTTCTTAAGTTTCCACTTGCATAATCTCTTGATACAAAATATATTACTATGCTTTTAACTTCATATGGATTAGATAATATTGATCCGTTTGTGTTTGGAGTCTCTATCTCAAACACAACCTTGTCGGACACGCTCGGATTTTCATTAGGGTATTTTTCACTCATAACTAAACTCTATGCTTATTATATCTGGTCGTATAATTTGTCTGTAATTTGTTACGACATATGAACCACTATTGTTAGGGTCGTCCGTAGAAAGCATAACTTCTATTCTTTCTATTTCTTTTATGTCATTTATGGACTTTATAACATCAACATCCCTCAGATTTTGATCATATTCCCAATTGTTCAATGAAAACAATCTGTTTATTCTGTTTTCTACCTTTATTCTTATTTCGCTTTCAAACTTTCTGTAGAATCTATCCATTATAATGTCTACTGTAACATCTAGATTAACCACCTCACCGTTTTTTATGCACACATAGTCTGTGACCATCTTGAGTTCTTCTATCTTTTGATTTAACTCCGATTTGAGTTCCTCTGATGCTGTCTTTAGCTTGTCGGGTCCATCAAGAGCCAAAACATAAAGATCAATTATGTTCCCAGAGCATCCATAGTTTCTTAATACAGCATTAGACTTACCTATCTGTCCATGGTATGAAGTAACAAACTGGTCCGCTAGTGTTTTATAGTCTAAACCTGTTACCGCTCTGTTCTGTACCCTTATCCATTTAGGAAGTTTATATCTTATGTCTTCTATTGTATCTCCGTCATAACCATTTGTTCCACGGGTATAGTTAGAAAAAGTTACTGGTATGGGATACTCAATTCCAGCAGTGTTTATGACAGTTTGTTTTGTTATTGTGTTGCTCACTAGATTACCTACTGAGCCTCCTCCTTGCCTATACACTGCTCTAATTAAACTTCCTTGAGAAGGTATTAAACCTGCTCTGTTGTTTCCAAATAAAACAAAAGCTTGATAAGTTGAATCAAATTCTACCCTGTATTCTCTTCTTGGTTGAGAATCAGTAAAGTAATCTACTCTTTCCCATTCTACTCCGTCCACAAATACTCTTATGGAGTCGTAAATGACAGGACTGTCTATGAGACTTAAGGTCTGAGATATGCCGCCGCTACTCACGGTCTCTCTGGTTCTAGTTCTTCCTTCTAAACCTATTATGCTTGCGTTCGCAACGGCTCCCGCTGGTATTATTATATCTTTGTCAAAAATAGGTGCATTCTTAGCATCTGCTGGATAAAGTTCTATGTATATTCGTGTGTCTCCGGCATTCACAGATAAATCAAAAGGTGCCGGTATAGTTAAATCAGTTAGAATAGGATTGTTTAGACTTGCCGTCCAGAGAGATGAAGCCGCTATAGGAGGTTGGGGTTGAAACCCGACAAGCTTAGCTAATCTAAATGCGTTATCTATTTCTGTGACTGTGTCTATAAAAACTTCATTGGCGATTTGATCCATTTTAAAGCTCAGTGTGTCGGCTATAAAGGCCCAATTTTCTATCAACATGATACCCAGAGAGGACTCTACAAAGTCTGTAAAATCATTTGGGAACTTTTGCCTAATATAGTCTATTAACCTGGTCTTCATGGACCAAAAGTCTTGATTTGTATAATTTAAATTGAATATATTAGGGGTTTTTATTGCGTTAGATTGAGCATAAGGACTAACGTCAAACGGACAATTCTCAGTCATTTCTACCTCCCGGTAAAGGTACTTCCAAAACTAGCTCCTGAACAGTTTGCACTTCTTTAGGATCAACAAAAGTTATTTTTATAGCCAACAAATGTTCAATTTGGCTTTTATCGTCTAAGGGGTTTAGAGAGCTGTCTTCGACTTTTGTTAAAACTTCTACTTGCTTTAATGCGATTCTTGGCTCCCACTGTTTAATTGAGTTAATTATTACATTTCTTGCTTCCCCAACTAATCTTGGGTCGTTTGGTTCAAAAATAAGCTTTTTTAATGGCGTCCCAAACCTTGGGTTCATCACCCTTTCACCTGGATTTGTTAGCAAAAGAATCAATAAGTCTGATTTTATTTGATCAACATCTTCCGATTGTGAAGAAAAGTATCCTCTTACTGTCTTTTGTACTGGATAGGGAAATCCTAAAAACTTAACCATAAAACTCCTACTAACACTTAGCAAAAGGTTTGAACATGAATATAGAAACTGGACTTCCGCTACACGAGCTAGCAATGACCCTATTACTCAAGCACACGCAGCCTTTGCAAATGTCATAAACTAAAATAGGAGCGGGGCATCCACCAAACCCACTCTCGTCACCCGGAGCAGGACACTCATTTCCTGCAAGAAGAAGTATATATTCTTTTGCAAGAAACAAATGGCTTTTTTCTGTAAGATTAAGGTATACGTCTTTTGTATAGACTAGCTTTAATTTAGAAATTATTTCTATCATACTAGAAGGCGGACTACATTGACCTATGTCTCCAACTATTGTTATGTGATCATCTGTTGTAAGAACCACATAATTACCAGCTACACGTAAGAAAACAAGACCAGGACCAGCTGGAGCTTCTTGGTATCTGTGTATATGAGGTCCTCTACAATTATCTTTGTGAGGACATAATATCTGGATGTACTGTTGTTGGGTCGATTTTTGATCAAAATCATCCCCAAAATGCATCTCTAATCCATAGCCTGTTCTTATTCTAACAAACGCTTTGTTTGCATTTGGTATAGGAACGCCTCCATCTTTTTTACATGGGCTACACTGTTTGTTGGTTTCGTCCACCATGTCTATAGTGTGATTGCTTGTAGATTGTAAGTGTATACCTCTCTTTTCACCAGCTTCGCACTCAGGCACCGTATGATCGTTTAGTTCTATTTTGTTGCCTGTGGCCGTAAGTATTCTTATAAAGTTTGTATCTTCTCTTACGCAAGGCTTACAGTCTAGCTCGACGTCACTCATCTCAATTCTGTGACCAGTAGCCGACTGCCAGTATGTTCTACCTTCGTATAAGTTTGTACACCCAAAATCAAATTCTCTTTCCCAAATAGGATCTCCAAAAGGCTCTGTAACAGAATCATCCATTACAAAAGTATGTCCCGACATGGACATAAACTGTATTCCAGATTGAGGAAGATCTACTGTAGGATTTTGTGGTGTTTTAGGGCCTCTGTATGGTCTGCATTCTTGCCTATGTTTGAAGTAAGGATTAGATCCAACTTGAGACTTTTTATAAGTTGACCCCTCAGCACTTGTTGATGGGTGACCTCCTATTATTTTATCATTACTCTTTGATCCACATGGACCTCCTTTATCGCATGAAGTATTCTCTTTCTTTTCTCCTTCTTTTGGCGCAATGTCTCTTGCATTCGCTACTTGCTCGGCCGTTGGATTAGGAACCCCGGTGTCGGAGCCAGCTGTTACTCCTTCTACGCAGCTTGTGTCTCCATAACTAACTGTCCCTCCACACTGTGGGTTTGCCCATTGCCCCGCATAGTGTAAATGATCATCTTTGAGCATTATCCAGTTGCCGCAACTAGACATTATTTCAAATCGTTTCCATTTTCTATTGCACTTTGGATCTCCGTCCACCATTTTAATGGTGTGTTTTTCTGGTGTTCTAAATCCATATATGTTTGGATAGGTTATTAGCTTCTGAGCTTCTGGTTTTTCTGCAAAGTCTACGACCGTGTTCAGATCGTATCCATTATAATTTTCTGTATTCCAAGGAGGAAAAACTTGCGACCCATCGTCAGGACCAACCATGTAACCTCTTCTGTGTCCCTCAGAAACTTTGTAGTATTCTTCTATGTTGATACCCCAGTTATGATTACCATCGGGCCCCCTATTTCTATGCCAGGCCGTTCCTATATAATAAGCTGATTGTCTGTTTCCATTTTCAAACACAATGCACAAAGTGCTACCGGCTGGTGGTACCCAAGTTAGTCCGCAATCATCGAACCCACCCATTGAAGAAACAGGTTTTGCCCAAGGATATTCTTTTATTGGTCTCTTGGGGTCATGAAATATTGGAGAATACCATCTGACCCTGTTTTGCTTCCATATGTCTATAGTTTCTAGGCATAGAGCGGTGTACATTCCAAATTGCATTTGTGGCTGTTCTATAACTGTAGAGTTTGCCACCAACTCCGACTTAACTACCCCTTTCATCTCATAATTTATATTTCCTAGCCTATTTTCTAAAGATGTTATTCTTTTAGTTAATTTTTCTATATCTCGTTCTGTGATTATACCCATAATTTGACCTTATTTCTTTGGTTCCGCTGCACTTGCTTCTAGTGGATATTCGTTTCCGCATCCACCTATAGGCTCGCCCGCAGGTATGTTTACGTTTGGAACATCCAACCTAACCTTAAATGTAGTAACATAGGACCCCATATTTATTTGATGATCTACACCCAATATCATCCACCTTTTATTGCTTAATATAGGGTTACAGTCAGGTTCTTGTATCCATGTACAGCTGCCACCATCGATACCCGCTTGACCTAGATCGCCTCCACCTTCAAAGTAATATGGATCTATTACTACTATTGACATGAATCTTCCTGTATAAAATATTGGATTTACGTACTTTGGATTTCCAAATATTTTTAGTTCTGCTTCTATCGGTTTTATCATTTGTTCCCAAGGTTTATTGGCCTCATTTTGTATGGAGAAGTTCTCCATAGTTTTTTCTCCTTGGTCGTCTGGTATTCTCCACAGATCTTGATCGTTTGGTATGTTTTGCGAGGTTTGTGATCCTGTATTTTGTATTGGTTCCATTTCTTTTGATTTTACGTCTTTTCCTGAGTTTCCACTTGACGAACCGGCTGGTGTTCCACCGCTACCTGCATTAGCTCCTAAGGGCCATTCAACTTGAGGGGCGAACGACAGCACAGGAGATCTATTCCCTCCATTAACTATGAAAGTTCCTATGTTTAGGTTTGTGTCACAACATTTTTTATTAACAGGATCTTCTTGGAATATTATTTTTTTCTTGCATGGATCCCAAACTATTAAGACTCCTAGCCCATCTTTTGTTTTTACATTATTTAACCATTTTCTAGCACATGCCACATTGCTTTCTTGCTCTGGAGCCCAAACTGATTTTGGTCCATCTGGCCCCCCATCAGAATTTGCAAAGTCAAACTCTCCAGTCTTGTCTTTGTTTTTAAACTCTGGTACATTAGATTCTGGGTCTTTTGTGGTAAATAAATCTCTTAAAGCCGTCTTCAAAGGAACTTTATTAGATTCATCTCCAATGGCTTTTTCTAGTCTTGCGTCAAACGACCTTACAAAGATGTCCTGTGCTTCAAATATGAACTTAATAATCCCATTATCAAAAGTAGTTTGAATATTCTTGGGCAAGAACCATAGTTCGCCTCCACCAACCCCATCGCAGTTATAAGACTCATTTGTAATTAAATCGGTGCTACCATCGCATCTTTTAACTACCCAACCAAATTTTGCCTTGCACGAATTAACACCTGTAACAGCCGAGAGTGCTTTTGTTATATCAGCATTTAAACCTTTAACTATGTTTTTGTATAGTACCCCTCCTTCATCTATTATTTCTACCTTTATTCCACAACCACCTTGACCCATTGTGGTTCCATACTGGAAAGATTGTATAGCAGCGTGGTTGTCTACCTCAGTTGAGGATCTATTACCTGTCAGTAAAACAACCTTTCCACCAACTGTCAGTTCAACATAAGGCGTGTAAACGGCTCCATCTATAGGGTGCACTTCTTCGGTACACATATATTCTGATATACAAGATATTTCTGGTTCCATTTTTTAAGCCAATAAAGAGTTAGGTAGTTTAAGATTCAATCCAGCCTTAAAGTCAAATATATCCTTTATATTATTGTACTCCATTACTCTCCACCAAAAGTCAGGTGTTCCGTAAACTTTTGCCGATACTAGATCTGGCCTGTACTCAGTTCCTGGTGTGACTACATAGAACTTTGTTCTAAGTCCTGTGTTCTTTTGTTCGTTGTTTTGTGTCTTTTTATATGTTGAAAAAGTTAATAGCTTGTTTTCTGTGTAGTATATTACTGTAGAGCTTGCATACCTGCTAGAAACTGGCACAAACTGTCTGGGGTCTATGTTCGTTTCTTCTATGTGGTTGGCCATTAGATGTCTCCTATTATGTCTGAGGTTATTGGCAAGCTAGTTTGGTCATATACTACGTCAAACTGCAAATCTATATCTAGTTTATATGGTATCATCCAGGATTCGTCCCAAGGAACCGACGTATCAAATTTTATACTGTAGCTTTTGAGCACACAACACAACTCGCCTCCGGACAACAAACTTCCACACTTAATTTTACACAATGGAGGTGGGTGCCCCGTCATATTCTCTGGATAGCACGCACTCTGTAATGTTCTTATGTAACCTAAGTAAGTTTCTGGATCTTCTGATTTTTTAACAATCCAATGACACGTCCAAGATATGGTTCTTAATTCTCCGTTTGCAAATATAACAAAGGGAGATGTTCTACCTATTGCATTTTCATTTGTATAGTTTGCACTTTTTGAGTCTGATATGTCTGGTAGAATGGTCATTGGTATAAAACCCCATCCCACAACTTCAATATAGCACTCGTCAATTTCTACTAAGTTTCCGCCTGGTATTGTAGCTTTTGTCATTTAACCTCTATTTTATGAAACTGCTTTTGCTCCCAAGTTTACGGTTGCCTTTCCTGGTCCCTGGCCTACGTTTCCACCTACTCTTCTATAATAGTTAGTTGGCTTACCAACTACATTCTTTGGTAGGGTGCTACCTGGCTCACCGCCTTCCGACGAGGTTGCTTGAGACTTGGGTTTAAGCACATCTAAGAATTGTTCGAAGAGTTCTTTCATTTGATTCAATATTACTGTTTGTTCCTCTGTTTCCGTTGTTAAAGCTCCTAATTCTGGTGAGACGACCTCGGACTTTGTTGGGGTCAAACCTGCTTTTTCCTTTAATAGCTTTTGCTCTATATTCGCTTTGTTGGCTGTTGTTGGTGACGCTGTGCTTACGGATACCGGCACCGTTGTGGAGGGCTTGCCTCCCACCGACTCCACCTGTCCAGGAATTGCCGAATCTAAACCTGGGCCTGGCATCGTATTTCCGATGTAAGACTCTTTCATTGCTCCATAAGACAAGTTCTTTCCTGAAACAACCTCGTCTACGTGCTTTATGGATTCTGGAGAAGCTAGACTTCCTGATAAGTTTTCTGACGGCGCTGGGTGGTATTTTTCGCTCCACTCGTCTGTAAATTGACTCTTAAAGTTTGTTGGAGTCATTTTTCTTGTTTCTTGAGACGATGCCACCGACAGAGAGTCCTCAGCTTTTGTAGTAACGGCTTCTGTGGTTTTTTTCTTGGAAGATTCAGCTATAGAACTCTCAACCTTAGATGCAGCAGGCTCTGGAGCCGCCTCTTTTGTTGCTGCTCCGCCTCCACCGGCCATACCTTTTACAACCCAACCCAAACCAACCATTGAAGCTGCTGAGTACAACGCACTGTAAAGAGCCCCAGGGATTCCTGAAACTAACGATATTATTCCGTTGAGTATTGTTTTGCCTAACCACACTGGTAAATCAACGAATATAGATCTTAAACCATTTATTATTAGTCCACCTAAGGCCTTGGGTATTGTGACAAATATCATCTTGAGTCCAGATAACAACAACCCACCAAGCATACTCGGTATTGTGATGAATATTGTCTTGAGTCCAGATAGCAACAGTCCGCCAAGCATACTTGGTATTGTGACAAATATCATCTTGAGTCCAGATAACAACAACCCACCAAGCATACTCGGTATTGTGATGAATATTGTCTTGAGTCCAGATAGCAACAGTCCGCCAAGCATACTTGGTATTGTGATGAATATTGTCTTGAGTCCAGATAACAACAATCCACCAAGCATACTCGGTATTGTGATGAATATTGTCTTGAGTCCAGATAACAACAATCCACCAAGCATACTCGGTATTGTGATGAATACAGATTTAAGTCCGTCTACTATAGTGGAACCAACAGAACTCATGCTGAACCCGCTTTTTTCTCCACCTGGACTTACAGGTGCACCAGCTGTTTTTTCCACACCTTGTGTGGGCGATACTAAGGTATTCTCTACCTTACTTCCTTGAGATATAGACGACTCAACCGCCGCAGTGGGAGAAACCACAGACAAACCAGTTTCCTTGTTTTGTGTCATAGAAGATTCTAAAGCTGTCGTAGCGGAAGTAGTTTGATCTCCTGGAGCTGGGTGATATTTTTCACTCCATTCATCTGTAAACTGACTCTTAAAGCTTGTTGGAGTCATTTGTCTTGTTTGTTCTGTTGCTGAACTAACAGCAGCCTCACCAGCAGAAGCCTCTACCGTTGCAGTCGGTGTGGTTGGTGTAGCAATCTGGGCAGTTCCTAAAGAGCTTAAGGTTTGTAAAATTGGTGCCACCGATCCGAGTTCTATTGCAACATCTATTAATCTGTTAAGATTAGATTCTATACCATCTATACTTGCTAAACTTGCTTCAAAAGCAGACAATGCTCCTGTTATAGTAATAAGAGCCTGGGCAAACATATTAAGATTAGGTCCAGCGTCTGCAAGCCTTGTTATATTGTCTATCATAGAACTGTTTCCACCAAAGAAACTAATCCAGCCAGCAGCTGCAGTAGCCGCAGAGAAGGCTATAATAGCCCCAGATAGTACGACAAGTCCTCCTGCTATGCCTACAAGTCCGGCTGCTTTTTCAAGACTTACTGCTCCTAAGAAGCTAACCATTCCTGTAGCCACTGCTGTTATTATTCCTCCAATTCCACCCAAAACAGTTCCTACAGCCGTACCGAATGCAGTTATTAAAGGAGAAAGAGTACTCAGAGCATAACCAAGTGGTATCAAAGCCGCTCCTAAGCCTGCTATGGCAAGTATGCCCAACCACATCATTGGGTTAGCAGCAGCTGATCCAAAAGATGTAAGACCGGTAGATAAAGCAGTCAAACCAGAAGTTACTAATCCTGAAATTGCTCCTAGAATGGCTAGGCCTGGAAGGGCTGGGAGTAGTCCCAAAAGTCCTATAGAAGACAGAAGTATGGCCCCTGCCCCCAGAAGAACCTTTCCGCTTGCCATTGACTTTAAACCCTCAGCTAGTCCACCAAGTGACTCTGCAACTTTTTTTCCGTCCATTTTTTCTATAAGCTTGGCACCAAGGAAGCCAGGTATCATCGCGGTTAGTCCGATTCCCGTGGGTATTAAGTTCAAAGCACCCAAGAAAGATTCTTTGTTAGCAAAGCTTTTAAGTCCTTCTGCCAAGTTCTTTAAAGCTTCTTTTACGCCTTCAAAGTTGCCCTTTACGGCATTTCCTGCATCCCCGACTTTCTTTACGTTTTCAACTGGAGACATAGCTGTTGGAGCCATCGCTGCCGTAGCACCCGATGCCTCCGCCCCAGCCTTCTTTGGCATTAAGGAATTCATAAAGCCTCCGGCACTCTTCATTCCGCCCTTTGCTTTTTCTCCTAGACCTTTTAGTGCTCCTCCCGCCATCGACATTCCTTTTTTGCCATATTCTTTTATGCTGCTGAATGCGTTTCCTGCAATCTCAGAGATTGGTTTTCCTTTTGTGAATGACATAAACTGCGATGTCATCCCTCTTGATAAAGACTTGAATACACCCTCGCCGGCTTCCATGGACCGTGTGAAGCCTTTAGTCAGAGGAGCAAAAGAACTTGAAAAGAACCCTGTCATTCCTGAGAAGGCCTTGTTGGCATACCCGCCCACAGCTCCGAAAGCTTTTGCTGCGTTATCTTTTACCGATTGAGGAATGCTGCTGTTTATGTAATTGAACGCTTTAACTCCGCTACCCTTAACTTGTTCAAACGCTCCCTTTGCTATTTCTGATATTGGCTTTCCTTTGGTTATAGACATGTATTGTGAAGTTATGCCACGAGATACCGACTGGAACACACCCGCACCAGACTCCATCGATCTTGTGAAACCCTTAGTCAGAGGAGCAAAAGCACCAGATAAATAACTACCAGCACTAGACAGAGCTTTGCCACCAACATCCTTAATTGTTCCAAATGCTTTTGCTGCGTTGTCTTTTACTGATTGAGGAATGCTACTGTTTATGTAATTGAACGCTTTGATTCCACCATTCTTAACCTGATCAAAAGCTTTTGCCGCATTGTCTTTTACTGATTGAGGAATGCTGCTGTTTATGTAATTAAATGCTTTGACTCCGCTACCTTTGACTTGCTCGAAAGCTCCCTTTGCTATTTCTGATATTGGCTTTCCTTTGGTTATAGACATGTATTGTGAAGTTATGCCACGAGATACCGACTGGAACACACCCGCACCAGACTCCATCGATCTTGTGAAGCCTTTAGTCAGAGGAGCAAAGCTATTTGATAAGTAGCTTCCCACACTAGACAATGCCTTGCTACCACTTTCTTTTATTGTGCTAAATGCTTTTGACGCACTACCTTTTACTTGTTCGAAAGCTCCCTTTGCTATTTCTGATATTGGTTTACCCTTAGTTACAGACATGTATTGTGAGGTTATGCCACGAGACAATGACTTAAAAACCCCCGCCCCAGATTCCATGGATCTTGTGAACCCCTTGGTTAATGGGGCGAAACTGTTAGATAAATAACCTCCTACGCTAGACAAAGCTTTGGTACCACTTTCTTTTATTGTGCTAAAAGCTTTTGCTGCATTATCTTTAACTGATTGGGGTATTTTATCATTTATGTATTTGAATGCTTTTTTGCTACTGTCGCCTACCACAGATAATGCTTTACTTGAATTGTCTTTCCAAGACTGAGGTACCTTGTTACTTATGTAGCTAAATGCTTTTGTTCCACTATTCTTAATTTGTTCTAATGATCCTTTGGCTATATCTGACAAGGGCTTGCCTTTGGTCATCGACATATATTGAGAAGTAATTCCTCTAGATAACGACTTAAATATTCCTTGCCCTTCGTTCATGGATCTTGTGAAACCCTTTGTGAGCGGAGCAAAAGAGCTTGAAAAATAGCTCGACATTCCATTAAACGCTTTGCCCGAATAAGATTTAACACTTTCAAACGCAGAAGATGCTCGACTTACGATTGACTCAGGTAAGTAAGATTTTAGACTTCCAAATAAGCCTTCTGCCGAATCTGAAACTGCCCCGCAACAATCTGCTGGGTCGGGCATCATTGAGAAAAGACTTTCTCCAATAGAGCTCATCGTTCCGATTATGCTTGACCCTTCACCCGCAGCAGCCTCCTTAACTGGTACAGTTTTGCTTGATTTGCTTATACCCTTAACAAGGTCGGTCATTGACTTTTTGAACGAGTCCAACATTTTCGAAAGTGCAGGAGCCATTGCAACACCCAATCCCACAGACAGTGCATCTTTCCCTATGCTAAATACCGGGCTTAAAGCCGATGCTTCAGATCCTTCTATGGGACTCTGTGTGATCAACCCTGCTTTGCTTGGCCTTGCTTGTTTTGATAATATTTTTGTTATATCCTTTAAAGTGCCGTTTATTTTTTCTAGGCCTGATATAATTCCGCTAGAATACTTTTCTATACCACTCAGGGGCACAACTGCCTCAGGACCAGCTTCGCCTATCACACCCAATGTTGCCTTGTTAACAACGCCTCCTTCGGCAAATTTAGGTATTGATTTTTGATATTCATTAAACCAACTTAATAGATCTTCACCATCAAGATTATGATCTGAAATGCCTTCCATTATATCTTTTGGTGGCACTATTATTCCTTGCTTTATAGCCCCCATCAAGTTCGTTTCGAACTTTTCTAGCTCTGGTTCTATTTCCCATTCATTTTCTTTTATTCTAGCTTTATTTAATCTTGAGGCGCTATCTCTAAGTGTTTGGATCACAGCAGCGTTTTGATCGCTTATTGCATTTGTGGCCTGTAATGATTTAGCATTTTTTACAACAGTAGTTGCTGCTTGTGCTGGTTCTGGTTTGACCGCTTGTTGAATCACAGGACTTGTTTTAGTAACAGCAGTTGCTGCTTGTGCTGGTTCTGGTTTGATCGCTTGTTGAACCACAGGACTTGTTTTAGAAACAGCAGTTGCTGCTTGTGCTGGTTCCGTAACCATCATCCTAGAACGTCCTGGTCCCCCACCCCCAGCGTTCATGACTTCAAAACCTTCTCTCATCTCCTTAAAATACTGTACTGTTTCTGGACTCCAAACAGCTTTTAATTCTAAGACCCCATCTTTTAGCACTGTGTCCATTTCTATGCCATTGATACTAAGGCCTCTCTTCTCTAGGATTTTGAAAAGCTTTCCCTGTAACTCCTCCTCTCCAGAATCTTCATCTTCAAACCTGCTGAGCTCTTTTCTTAAAACTATCTCTAGGCTGTCTTTTTTGGGTGTGATTAACTTTGTTGTGAGCATCTTACCCAAGACTTCTTCTGTGCTCTTACCTTGTGCTAAGCTCCCAACGGTTGTTGTCACCGGTTCTGGTTTTGTGGCCTGTTGTGCCACTTGGCTGGACTGGGCAGCGATAGCGGCAGACTGTGCAGGTTCAATGTTTGCTCTTCCTAAACCTCCCTTGCTGGCGCCTAAATCTTCATATCTTTCTCTTCTTACTCCAGCATCCTTTTGTGCTTGTTCCGACCAACGTGCTATTGCCTTTACAACTTTCCCCTCAATCTCTGATTCAACTTGTATGCCACTAGTATCTTTTATTCCGGCTTTTAACATCGTTGTTTTTAAGGTATCTTGTGCTTTTCTTTCTGCTCTCATTATCGCCGCCTCTACAGCGGTCTCTGTCTTGCCCATAACCAATGCTTTTGCAGAGGCCTCTAACACTCCTTCTTTTATAGCACCGACAGATTTAGTTGGCACTGTTGTGGGTTGACTTGGAGCAACCTCGGTCTTTGGCAAGGTTTTTGTTGTCGGAGCATCAACTCCAGCGGCTCTTCTATTCGCATCTCTCAGGAAATCAGAAAATCTATCTTCTGGAGTGTACTTAGCGGTTGCTATTGCTTGTTCTGTTTTCTTGTCTATAGAGTATTCTATTTTGACCTGTGATCCCTTTAGTTCCTTCACCCCAAGCTTTTCAGCCAACATAGCTTTTGCTTCAACGGCTGCTTCTTCCATAGCTTCTTTTATGCTTTTACTGTCGTGCATAAACAATATGTCTACTTTAGATACAACGGTTAATGGCTTGCCCGTTTCTCCGGCTGCTTTCACGCCAGCATTAGCTGCTTTTTGCGACGGTTCTGCCTTCGGCACAGGAGCCACAGGAACAGATAAGTCGGTTTTTCCTGTCTTTTTCGACAAGGCAGCTATGGCTGCAGCTTCTGCTTGACGTTCTGCCATGTTTATGGCGATCTCAGATCTTCCTCTTATTGCTTTTTGTACTTCTGCCTCAAAAACAGTTGGGTCAGATATCTTTTGTACGCCCTCTTTCATAGAAACTATGCCTTCTAAATCTATAGGCTTAATTCCTAGAAATGCACTCCCTGCCATTCCCATGGTGTTTGCCACCTTTTCTATGATCATAATGAACTCGGTTAATTGATCGTTAACCTCTGACAGTTCATCGGAACTTGGCAAGAACTTTTGTATTGGCTTTACGATTCCTTCGTTTATAATACTTGCCATTGAAATGAAGTTTTTGCTTAGCTTACTTATCTTAAACCCATTTATTATTCTCCATAAGAACCCCTTTGAAAACAGGCTTATAGAACCGCCTAGCTCGTCAAACATCTCGGGGATTGCTGACATAGATGCGGTCAAAACTCTTAATTTTCCTCTGACTCCGTCCATCTCCTTCGCATCAGGGACTAAAGCATTCACAGGATTTATTATTCCTATTTTTAAGAAGCTTATAATGCTGTAGAACCAGCCAGAAAACTTTTCTATTTGTGACGCTATGAGTTCTGCCGGTGCTTGCTTAAGGCATTCTTTTTCATTGAGTCCAACGAACATACTCGCAAGATTTTTTATTATTCCTGACATTGAACCCACAACGCTGCTCATCGCACTTAAAGTTGAACCAGCTTTTCTTATTTCTTTTGAATCACCAATAACGTTGTTTATGGGGTTTACAACACCGTCTTTAAGGAAATGAGCTATTTCAAAGAACCATTTTGCAAATTTGTCCTTGCTGTTTATTATTGCTTCCATAGGAACTTCTTTGCTAAGGTCTTGCCCTGACTCAACGAGTGGCACAAAACCCTTAGACATTCCTAAAATCACTCTGGGCACTGAGCCGACTATATTGTTCATTGCTGACAAAGTAGAAGAAGCTTCTCTTATTCCCTTTGTCTCTGGGAACACTTCCTTAACGGGTATAACTATTCCATCTCTTAAAAATATAGCTATTTTCTTAAAGTAATCTGCAAATAGATCTTTGTATATAAGTATTTTATCTATAGCAAAGCTCTCATCAAGATTTTCTCCCTTCTCCCCGCTCATCATCCCCATAACGCCGGTGAGGTTCTTTATGATTGGGACTATTGATGACACTATGTTTGACATAGAAGACATCGTCTTTGAAGAACTTGCTAAATCTATTCCTTCGAGCTCTTTCTTGACTGGTAGAGCTATTCCGTCTCTTACAAACGCTGCTATTTCTTTGAAATAGTTTGAAAAGTCTTTTTTAGAGTCAACTATCTTTTTCATTGGAGTTTCACCAAAGAAGTCATCTTTATCAACTGCTAAAGACACGGCACCCACTAGACCTTTTATTACAACCGGTATGGCGGCCAACAAATACGCTGTTTGTTTTAAGTTATTTGCACCAACTGTTATCTCCTCAGCAGGAAGCATTAGAGATGGTTTCAATAATCCTGACAATATGAAGTCTTTAGCAGCCTCTAAGTATTTTGAGAACTGATCTTTGTTGATGCTTATTTTTTCTAATGGAGCTTTTTCAAATATAGACTTACTTTCCATCAAAGAGAACACACCACTTAAATTATCTAGGATTAGTTTTATCCCATAGATAAAGCAGCCCACGTCCTTTAGCTTTGCTCCCGCTTCAACTAATCCATCAGCGTTGGTTATCTTCTTAATTGGCTCTAGTATTCCTGAATTTATAAAGCCTGACACTCCTGCAAAGTATTGTGCAAATTTGTCTTTGTTGCTATTTATTGTCTTCATTGGAGATGAAGAAAAGAAGCCATCTGTTGTAAGGCTTATCATAGATTGCAGGGACCCCATAGATGCAGACGTTTCTTTTAAGAGTTGTGCCACACCCGCTATCTTCTTAGAAGACTCACGAAGCGTTGACCCATCATCTATCTTGGATATTGGCCCCACTAATCCTTGCGTGATAAACTTTGCTATGGATTCAAAGAACCCATTGAACTTTGGTATAGCACCCCGTACAGCCTCAACATCAGAACCACTAAACCATCCCGACTTTGTTATAGGTACTATTTTTTCTCTTATTGTTGCTACTGTTTCACCGACTTTTTGGAATATCTGAGAAATAGAAGCCAGGTTTTTTACTGTTGACTTTAATTCACCAACATTTGTAAATGACCCCTTAACATTCTGAATCATTGAGTTTATGAATGCAGATAAAACCGGGAAGAATTTATCCATTTCAGCCTTGGCCTTAACCATTTGGCCTATTGGAGAGTCCACAAACCACCCACTCTTTGTTAACGGGTTTATTCTGTCTTTTAGTTGCTCAAGAACACAACTGAAAACATCAACAACGCCAGCAACCTGACTAAGTCCTTTTACAGCTGACTTGGCATCTTGTGGCTTTACCTTACTTCCGACCTCTTTAGAAAAATCTGTTATGGAAGAAACATAATTTATTATTGGTAGCTTAAGTTCTCCTAAAGCTTTAACACCTTTGTTCATCGCATCAGGTATGTTTGTTGCCCATAACCAAAAGCCTTCACTGCTCTTGACTTTCACCAACTTATCTTTTGTGGCAACGATCTTATCGGTAACATCCCCAGAAGCTCCTAGTATTTCTGCAACGCCTCTTGCCATGGACGCAGCCTGCTTAACATCCAGTTTTCTGCCTACTTCTGAAGAGAAATTCTTTATTGTATCTACGTATTCTATTATTGGGCCCGATAGTTCTTTGAGTGCTTTTACGCCTTCTCTAGATTTCTTAACGTAGTCTTTTCTAAACCAACCCCATCCTGTGGAGGTTTTTATTTTGCTTAATTCTTCTTTTGTTTCTAGTACTCTTTTTGTGACTTCTCCTGTTCCTGATATTATTTCTGCGACTCCTCTTGCCATGGAAGCCGCAAGCCTTGGATTGAGTCTTCTTCCTAATCTCTTAGAGAACCTCTTTATAACTGTGACGTAACTAACAACGGGTTCACTCATCTTCTCCAGAGCAACAACACCAGCGTTCATTTGATTGACATAATTGGTCCCAAACCAGCCCCATTCTTTATACTTTATTCCGCTAAGTTGCTCTTTGTTTTGGAGTATTATTCTTGAAACTCCTCCTACTGCACATAATATGTCTTCTACTCCAACTGCCATCTCAGCTGCCATTCTGGGACTTAATATTCCGCCCACTTGTGAAGAGAAGTCCTTTATGGCTGCGACATACTTTCTAATGGGAGCACTCAATGCATTTAAGGCATCAACACCTCTGCTTGCCATTCCAGCTATACCGCCACGAAGCCAGTCAAAAACTCCCGTGTACTTTTTCATTCCACTTAAAGGCTTCGCTGCTTGGTAAATCGCTTCAGTTACGGTTGCACAAGATTGTAATATGGAGCTAACACCTTCTCCCATTGACTTGGCTTCTCTAGGATCGATCATTCTTCCTACTACCCTTGAGAAGAACTTAATTGATAAAACATACGCCATTATCGGGAACATCAAGTAGCTTAATGCCTTGACACCATTCCACATACGATCTGCTATTCTTGAACCTATAAGCCAGTTCCAGAAGCTACCGTAAACCGGCATGGAAGCTAGAGATGTAGAAGCCGAAGCTATATTTTTTGTTATGTCACCAATAGACTGCAAAATGGTAGCAATACCCTTGGACATGCTTTCTGCTTCTGAGGGATTTATTACTGTTCCTATTTTGTTAGAGGCTTCTTTTACTGCTCCCACAAAACCTACTATTGGATTTATTAAAGCATTAAATGCTTTTGTTCCTAACCACATTAAAGGTATGGCTAACATAGCGGATGCGAAGAATAGACCCAAAACGGAAAGGCCAGCGACAGAGGCTAATACCGATATTGCTATTTTGGCTGCTGCTCCAAGTATAGAAGATACACCTTCAACAACCTTTGTAATTTCATCTGAAGATATTAATGTTCCGGATATTGAACCGGCCATATTTATTATTGAAGAAGCTAGTGATAAGACTACTGGCGTCAGTACATAAAGGGCTGCTGCTCCTCCCATCATCGCTGGTACGGAGGCAGCAACGGCCCATGCAAGATAGCCTAGGCCGGCTAAGCCAGCCATAGCAGCCATAACAGATACAGCTATTGCGCCAGCAGCAGCTATTATTCCTGCAACTTGGTAAGCTGCTTTAGCCGCTGTAGAGGCGTCCATTTCTCTTGTTGCCAACACACCTTTTACCATGTTAATCAGAGCACCAGCTAACATTAGTATAGCAGGAGTTAACAGCATTAAAGCGGCTGCTCCTCCAAATATAGCAAGAACTTGAGGACCAGAAATTGCAGCAGCTAATGCCCCAAGGCCCCACAACCCTGCTAATGCTCCTATAACAGCTACTGATATTAAAGCTGTTGAGGCTATTAAAGCAGCCACATCATAAGCAACTTTAGCAGCTTTTCCTGCATCGACTCCCATCACTCCTAGTATTCCACTAATTATTCTGTTTAGGGCCGCCGCCAAGAATACAATAGGAGGAGCTAGCATCATTAAGGCCGCTCCGCCCTTCCATATCGTATCTATGTTCTTATCGTAAAGATCTTTTAGCTTGCCCAATCCATATAAACCTAACATGGCTCCCGACACAGCCCCAGCAATTGCTGCCGTTCCAGCTATTAATGCCACAACTTTTCCTGTAACAGCTGCTATAGTAGCAGCATCTAGACCCATTATTCCCAAAACAATTTGTGATAGCTTAACAATAGTGGCTCCTAGAAGAACCAATCCTGGGCCTAGCCATACAAGTGCTTTTGCTGCTTCCCATATTTTCTTTCTAATTTCTTTTGGGTCCTTCTTTAGGAGCTTGCTGTCGGAAAGTTTATCAAAACCTTCTAAGGCTTCGCTTGCAGCAATAGTTAAAGCACCGGCAGCTCCTACTATGGCTGCCACCGTCCCAGCCGTTTGGGCCACAGTTGTGATGTCTAAACCAAAAGCGCCAACTATCATTTCTGATAGTTTAACTATTGTTGCACCTAGTAATACTAAAGCTGGTCCCAAAACAAGAAGAGCAGCTACTGTTGATCCTAGCTTTTGACTAAATATTTCACTTATTTTTGGGAACTTAACAACCTCTTGTTCATCTGTCATAAGTTTGTAAGCACCATAACCAGCAGCTGCTATAGCCGCTCCAGCGGCAGCTAAAGCTCCAACTGTTCCCGCTATTTGTATTATTTTTGTTGCGTCTAGATTAAAAGCGTTTATTATCTTACCGGACAAGAAAACTATTGCCGAGGCCAAGGCTACCGCACCCGCTGCTAGCACTAACAAACCGGCCGCGGTCTTTGCCATTTGCTTTCCACTAGAAATTAACTCTTTAAGATCTATTCCTGCTATTTTAGGAACTTCTGCTGATTTAATTTCTGACTCTCTCATCTTTTCTGTTATTGACTCTTTGATTACATTTTTTCTTTCTTGTTTAATGATTGAATTTTCTTGCTTTAGGTTCATCCTTTCATTTCTAAGATTTTTTATTTTTGCTGCTGTGGCCTTTCTTGCGGCGATCTCCTCTGGGGTTCTTTCTATTTTTCTAATCGCCTTTACCGCAGATTGTTCTGCCTGTTGAACTGGCGTTGCTTGTTGACCTGGCTCTAATTTAGAAACTGAACCAAGGGAGGTTTTGCCACTTAGGATGTCCTCGCGGCTAACAGCCCGAGTCGCACCAGCGGCTGGGGCAGCAGCCTCTCTAGCACCTGAACATATGCAGTCGGCTATCCTCTTTAATGTATCAAGCATAGAGCTGTTTATGGACAGCAACTGATCTTGCCAAGACTTAGAAATAGGAGCGGCTGCGTCTGTCTTTTTAACTTGGGCTGTTTTTGGCTCTGCTCCCTTTATCGCTTCTGCTGCACTTCTACCGGCAGCTTCTGTTACTGGGGTGGATGCTCCTTCAGCTGGTCGAGGTGCTGCCACTGATGGTCTACTTATATCTTTACCAAGTATAAGCCCATCCCAGACAAACTCTTTCATATCCGCCACCCAATTGGGAAGAAAACCTGCTCGGTTTTGCATTACATCTTGTCCGCTAGGATCTTTATATCTAAAATATGTATTTAAAAAGTCAGCTGTGTCCTTAAAAAGCTCTTTACCTTGCGACACAAATGAACTGACACCGCCCGCTGTGGCAACAACACCCATAAGAGCGGCTGCAATAGCACTGCTGAACAATCCTCCTATGATATAGTTGCTTACGCTTCTTAGCGTATCGTTCATTTGAAGCAAGGTTTGATTAATAGAACTTAATGGATCTAACTGTGACTTCTGAGCCGTAGATAATTCCTGTTCTGCCTTTGCTAGCTCTGAGGTTAACTCTCTAAATTTGGTTTCATCCTTAAGTGCTTCTTCTATTCTTGAAGAATCTATGGATATTTGTTTCTTGCCGGCCTTCTTTAATCCTTCGTTCAAGGTTGAGACTGCTGTTTTCAAAGAAGACCTTGCCACATCTCTTTCACTTGTCCAAGCTTGTCCCAAAGCTGCTATGTCCTCTTCGAACTCTCCTCTTCTCTTTCCAAACTTTGCCAAAGCCTCGTCCATGCTTTTTGTTCCCTTGGCTGCTTCTGAGATTGCTGTCAAGGGAGCAAGAGCGGCTGTTAGCTTTAATCTTCTTTCATCTTCTGCTAGTGTTGTTTTTTCTTCTAAAGTAAGGTTTTTTGCTTTTTCTTTGTTTAGATCTGATAGTTTATCCGCTAAAGACTTAGATTTTTTTTCTAAAGCTTCTATTGTACCTACTAGCTCTCCCGACTCCATGCCGAAGGCAGCCTTAAACCTCATGTTTAAGAGTCGCTTGTCTATCGCAGACATGTTTTCTAAACTTGCCCTCATTTCTTCTGCGTTGCTTCCTGCCAAACCAAGAGCTCTTGCTTGTTGCATTAGACCGCCATTAAACTGCTTTATATTTTTATTGCTCTTTAGTATCTCACCATTCCACATTTCCTGCGTCAATCCAGCTCTGGCGGCTGCGTTAGCGACTAACGCCAAGGTTTGCGTGTCTGCTTCTAGGAAGCCTGTTGTTGAGCTTAAAGCTCCTAGTAGCTTGCCTCCTTCTACTCCTACTTTTTGAAATTCGGCTTGAAGTCCTACTACGTTTGAAATGCTGCTGGCTGTAGCTGTACTGGCTTTTCTCATCTGATCCACAAACTGCTTACTTGAATCAACAGCTTGTTTAAGCCTATCTCCTACTACGCCTGAGTCTCTACCTACATTTCTAATTCCTCTGCCCACAGCAGCTATTTGCTCTTCATTAAACTTGAAAGAGTTTCCATATTCTAGGAACTGTTCCCCAAGCGAGCCTGCTTCTAACCCTATCTGCTTCTCTGTGTTCAGCTGTGCGTTAACTAAGGAATTAAGTTTTTTCTGATCTTTCAGGCCAGATCTAGTTCCCTTCAAAAAAGAATCCTGAAATTTGTCCCTACTCACGCCAGTTCTTAAAGAACTTTTTCCTATATCTTCATATGTCCTTTGAAGCGACTTAGATTCTTTTGTAACGCCAGACGTCTCATACGCAGCAGCTCTTATATCCTGTACAAATTTTCTTTCTTTGTCGATAAGTCCATCTAATACCGTGCTAAGAACTTCATACCCTAATATAAAAGTTTCTAAAGTTTTGAGAGTCTTTATTTGTGTTCTTAAATTGTTTTCTTCTATGTACTCTCTGCTTCTCTCCTGACGGCCAAGAGCTTTTAGCCTTCTAGCTTCTAGCTTTATTATGCTGTCCATTATTGCTTTTTGTTCTTCTGCGCTTTTGCTTGAATCCTCAGCTATATTCCTGCCTGTACGCATGTAAGCTTCGCGAAACTTCTCGTTGCCATGATAAGCTTGATCTAAACTTAAGCCTCCTACTTGTTTGTTGAAATATTTAACTATGTCGTCTATTTGTGTGGTATAAGCACCAGCCCAAGATTTAATTTGCTTGTTTGTTAGGTCCGCTTCTCCTCTTCCAAACACGCCTTTGAATGCTTTTCCTGAACGTAAGCTTAAGAAAAAGTCTTTTGCATCTTCTATACTATCAATTTTGATTGAAAAAGGTTCCGAGGTTTCAAGTCTTTCCATAAACTCTTGATATTGAGTTTCGTCAAAGTAAGGAGAAGAGTCATATGTTGGTCTAAAGGAAGACTCTGTTTTAATCTTCTTCTCTTCTTCTGCTGCTGAAGGAATGACTTTTCTGGCTTCTTCGGTGAAAGACGAGCCTTTCATTCTTTCTATTATGTCTTCTTTTTTTGCTGCATCGGTGACGCTTAATTTTTCTGCGATCTTTGACAGC